CACGCACCGAAGCATCATTGTCCTGGGCAAAGCATACAATCTCAGCGTTAGGGTTCTCTAGTGCAGCCTTGACCACACTCCTAGCCCCCATCTCTGTCTTAGAGCTACGGTTACCCCCACTAACAAATACAGTATTAACCGTCTCAAAGAACTTGTCTACGTGCTTCCATCCCTCTAGCTCAAAGCCGTAGTGCAAGGGGTCACTCTCTGCTGAACGTATGCGCCCCTCGTGAACCTCGTGCAATTCTGACAGAAGCTTAGGGTCAGCCTCACCTAGAAGAACTATCTCTTCGTCCGTAGGGGCTTTGATTATTGGGTGCTTTGTAAACTCAATAGTCATTCTTCTTCTTCTAAATTATCGGAATCATCTTCAAATTCCCACTGAATCTCTATGTTTTCTTCACTGATTTCTTCCTGCATCTCACGTAACAGCATCCTTCCTGCTGGCAGATGGTTGTAGTCAAAGAAAAGTTCTCCCTTGTTATCCATCACAATAAAGCAGTAATTCTCAAAATGTTCTCCAAGTATTCCTCGTATCTGGTCATAGATAGGCTCATAGCTATCATCTCCGAGTGACCTAGACATCTTCAACCTCAGCCTCTATTACCTTTGCTTGAGCAATCCTGTCCCTGGCTGCCTTGATGGTGGCCTCGTAATCATCTTGGGTAAAGACCTTTTCTTCTCTAGTGATCTGAGAGGCTTCACCACGTGCGGTCATGCTTTGCCTATGGCTAACCTCAAGTATCTTGTTCTTCGCTTGTAGAGCCTTAGAGAGGGCCTCAACAGCCTTCCAGTCTTCCTCCTCCTCTGCCCTACATATACGAGCCATGGTGTCACTAAGACCCTCTGAGGTGTCCATGTATATACCACCACTAATCTTACCACCCTCTTCCTTCCAGTCTCCTATGTGGTCACACCAGTCAGACTTCAACCTAGCCACCGTACTAGTAGAACAACCTGTAAGCTCCAGAATCTTCTTACCACTTGTCCCTACTGCTACCAGCATTAAGACCTCCTGTGCCTTGGCAGGGTTACCAACACTCAACGGCGGTCTACCGCTACCACTTGGCTCCCAAGATTTTACAAAGCTATTGACCGATTCAGAGATGGAGCTAGATAGATTAGCTAGGGTTTGTTGGTTTTCTTCACTCATCCTTGTATACCATCCGCGTCTTGACTCCACCCTTCTCCTTAACTACTGGGACACCCTTGGGCTTACCCCAGTTAATCTGAGACCAGTTGTCCTCCAGCTTCTTATCATCCCTATTTAATCGCCTAGGTTGGCTTCCTTTAGTAGACATAATCCAAACACAATCATACTTACCTTTCTTTGTCAACCCCCCATACAGATTGGCACGGTTTATGCTATAATACTACCTTAGTCAACCATAGGAGCAAGCGTGTAAGCCCAAGTCCTGTAGTCCCCCACTATGAGTTGTAAAAATACGGGTAGGCATAAAGGAACGAGGCAGTCGTAGGAATACGGGTGTCCCTAATGCTTAGAGGTTGGATAGCCCTGATGACGCCACGCAAGCTAGCCATAAAAGATTATCAACGGAGTAGTGTATTGACTTAACTACCTCCACTTTCGTAAACCGTTGATATTAGCCCATGGGGCGAAGCTGTGTCTACGCAACAGAACCTAACCATATAGAAGCCTCGCAGGAATATATTTTTTTATAGGGTGGTGGATGTATATACATATCTGAGTAGCAGACGTTTGCTGACGGCCCCCTCCCCTATTGATAAAAGGTGGACTAGTTAGACTGTATAGCAGATCGCTTGTCAGATTGCTGGGCAAGTTCACGCGTATAGGTTCTTTTTATTCTAGATCGGGGGATGTATTCTACGACCTGATTCGATGAGCTTATTCTATGGCCTATTCCATGGTAGATAAAAAAAGATAAGATTTATTTAAAAAAAGGGTTGACACGTAGCAATCTACTCTCGTATTGTGTTTGTATCGCAAGCAAATCAGCTAAGCGAAACTAAGCGAAACTAAACGAAACAAAGGAAAACAAATGAAAACAATCGACCAACAAATTCAAGATATTATAGAATATTATAAAAGATTGAAAAACCCCGAACCCTGCAAACCCGAAGAATTTTCGCAAGCTATGATTAAAGCGCACAATATTAAATTTGATTAAAACTTAGAACCCTTCAAACCTTGCCCGCCTTCTCTTATGAGTCGCGCGGGCTTTGGAGTGCCTAAAGATGGGCGCAAACTTAAACCTAAATATAGAAACATGAAAACACTTATTGAAAGATACTGCGAGGCTGTCGAGGCGACAGGCAAAGAAATAACAATCCAATTGCAAGACGGGCTTACTGAGAAGCTTTACAATAAGGTAAAGGCCGTTGCTAACCGTTATGACATTGCTTGCCATGCTGGTAATTATGACATCTTGCTAAAGCCTAGCGTCAAATATATAGACGGGCGCAAACTTTAACCTTGCAATCTATAAAAGACAGAGAGAAAAGACAAACGGCACAAATGCCAAAAACTAAAAAACCATAAACTAAATACTAAACATGAAAACAATGAAAACAATTATATTCGCCCTTGCAATGGGCTTAATATCTCAACTGTCCGTCAATGCTTCTGAGATAGTCGCGGCAACGCTCATCCTGGAAGCGGGCGGAGAGTATGCCACGGGGTCTATGGAGGCCGTAAACGAGGTAATAAGGAACAGGGCGGCAAAGCGCAAGCTTACGACCCGTCAAGTGTGCTTACAGCGAAAGCAATTTAGCTGTTGGAATAGCGGAAGGATTGACCAATTACTTGCCAAAGCAAAGCGGCATCCACGTTTTAACGAGGCCTTAGCTATTGTCACGGGATCGCCTACGAATTATACGGGCGGGGCCGATCACTATCACGCTGACTATTGCAATCCATACTGGGCAAGCTCGATGAAAAAGACTTGCACCATAGGCAAACATCTCTTTTATAAGTAAACAAACCATAAGCAAACCATGAAACTAACAGACAATCAAATTTTAGCAATCTGCACGGTTGCCAGCATTATAACGGCAATCATTTGCGCTTGCTATGCCTTGCACAAGCTCCAACTCTAAACATAAACTAACCATGTACAAAATAATAATAAGTTATATAATCGCCTCAGCCCTTGCGCTAGGCTTGCTCAATCACGCCATCCACAAAGCACAAGATCACATTGAGACACTTGCGGAAGTGCTAGTGCACCACTCGGACACGTTAGAAGATCATAGAAGTGTCTTGCTGCAAATGATCGACGACCGTACCCTGCCTTACATGTAACAAGCATGGAAGACATCACAAACAAACTAGAAAACGCCAAGATTTTGATTAATCAAATGATAGGCTCGCACCAGGGAACACCAGAGGCGGCAACTCAATACGCCATCTACCAACTAGGCTTGCCGCAAGACGTTGCAAGCTCACTAATCCAATACGCAAACCAATTAAACAAACAATGAAAGCATTAGACATAGCAGGGACACAGACCAAGGTTTCAAGTTGCATGGGCTTCGTAGCCTCAGGGGCAGCACGAGACGCATACCGTAGGCTACTAACAGCAAGCACGGTAGGACAGAGCAAGGGCGAGCAGCGCAAGTCTGTCTTTAGCCGCACCACAAAAGAAGGGACAAAGAAATAATGAACGAGGAAAGTATATTTGCACGGGCGGTTTCATACGCTGAGAGTTTGAAGGGTAGATACCCGTTGCTCGCAGGTAATGCGCCCGATATTACCGTTGAAGACTTAGTTGCGGACATAAAAAGGGGCGTGGCCGTAACAGAGATTGCAAAGCGCAAGGGGCTTACTCAGTCCAAGCTTTACATGATGCTTAACAGAGCAGGTCTAAGCCCAACGAAAATTAGAAAACAGCAAGGAACAACTCTGCTCCGCGCGCCATCCATGAAACTTAAGAAAACATGAAAACCATACAGCAATACCGAAAGGATCACCCGCAACTGTCAGAAGAGCAGGTTCACTCTGCCTATCACATAACAGAGATTGATGCGCCTGAGTTTAGCGTGAGCGGCTTTACACTCATTGCCCCAGGTAGGTGTCTCGCCATCCATGAAAACGGCAATATAGCCCCTTTACGGCTCAAGGAAAGCTACTAGTAAGCAGCTGTGATATAATACCGCTTGACAAGTTGTTAAAACCTGTTTACTAAATTCAATCATAGCAGAAATGCTACCGTGTAGTGACGGATCAGATCCTTTCCCCGCTTGTTCTCAAGCACTTTAAGCCTCTCTTCTAGCACTACATGGAAGAGGGGTTTTTTTATGCCCATACAGTCTAGCGGAGCGAGTGGCCTCACAGGTTAACCCAAGTCTGCATAACGGAACCCGAAGCGTAGCTTCTCGGTTCTAGTGGTTGCTAGGTTTGAAATAAATACCGACCTAGCGTAACAGGTGGCTCTTAACGGAGCGTGAACACCGTCCCGTAGCTTATACAGCACTTACCACAGCCAAGCGGGACAACGTGAAAGAGCGTCAGACTCATACGATTTGAGACAAGACAGCAGGATGCGGTTCATTCGTAATGGGTGAACCGTGTCCAAACGCCAAGAGCTACACCGATTTGATTGAGACCAAGGAACCAAAGTTTCTTTAGAAACTAGGACGATTCTTCTTGACCATCCAAATACCTTTACCTAAATTTTACGGTATCCACCACACATAAACCAATAGATAAATACATATGAGAACATCAGATAAAATAAAAAACATAATCAACGATCAAATTAGTGAAGACATAACCTCTGCTTGCGAACGCGAAGGAGTTAGCAACTTCGACTACGGTGAGTTACTCGACATACTGGTAGAGGTCAGCAAGTTAGAGGTCATGAATCAATCCTCTTTTTAAATCCAATAAACCAAACGTAAACATGAACTTAAAAACAGAAACCAAAACCGCCCTCATTGATCTTGAACTGATCTCTTACTCCCATGCAGCTAAGGCTGAGTCAACTGGCACAGGTCTTCAAAGCCTCGTCGAGATGGTAGAGTTTACCATACAAAGTGTCGTCTCTGCTTGCCGCGCACAGAAGCACTACCTCGTGGTGTCTGGGCGTGACAACTTCCGCAAGGTCTTGTATCCAGATTACAAGGCAGGGAGGCGGGAGAAGCCAGCCCTCTACGTTCCGTTGATGGACAAGCTTGAGGAGTCGAATGCCTCTCGCTGGTGTAAGCACGACCAGTTAGAAGCGGATGACCTACTTGGTATCATGCTTACTAACGGAAGGGTTAAGAACCCGATCCTTTGTAGCATAGATAAAGACTTACTTGGTGTTCCAGGTTGGCACTACAACTGGAACAAGGATGACTGGCCTCGTGGTGTTACACAAGCGGAAGCAGACTTTCATTGGCTGGTTCAACTTCTCATGGGAGATTCAACCGACAACATTGAGGGGATGAAGGGGATTGGTATTGCCAAGGCTCAGAAGTTAGCCTCTGCCTATTGTGAAAAGACGGGAACACCACTCGCACCTATCCCTGCCGCACAAGAAATTTACGAAGCGGAAGGTTTTACCCTTGACGCATATAAAAAGTGCCTCATGTTGATCTCTATCTGGAGGTCACCTATGCCAGCAGAGCTT